AACAGGTGGACAGTCGCCCCACTTCCATGCCCTCCGCTGATACTTGGCTCGGCTGACTGCATCCTACGCGGGGCGCTAGGGCAGGTTCCAGCTTTTGGTAGACGGGGCCGCCGATTTGACTGCGGTTCCGCAGCCGGTACCATTGGGGCATGATCGTGGCACTGAGAAACGACAGCGGTCGCCGGATGATTTCCTGCCGTCAGGCAGCGGAAGCCTACGGCTGCACCATGTCCTACATCCGCAGGTTGGCCCGCTCTGGCCGGCTCGACGCTGAGGAGGTTGGCGGCAGCTACGTCTTTGACGAGGGTCAGGTGAAGCGCCTGGCGGCCCAAGCGTCAAAGGGCGAGGGCCGCCAAAAGAAGCGGGCCGAAGGCTTCAAGGCAGGCTGACCCCGCTTTTCTCCGGGGGAAACCGCATCTAAAAAAATCTTTTCAAGAGCCCTTGCCAATGGTTCCGATATCGGTATCATTGGGGCATGCGAGCGAATGAGACTCGCGGACGACGAACCGGAGACGAAACGATGAAAACGACTGCCGAAAAGGTTGCTGAGTTCAATGCCGCCAATTGCAGCAACGCCGAGCTGATTTCAATGTTCAACCTGGCGAAGTTTGAGTCCGGCGCGCTGGTGGTTGGAGACCGAGTGTTCGGACTACTGCTGCCAAAGGTGTCAGGCGAGCTTCGCAATCGAGGATTGCTGGCTTGAGAAAGCGTTGGCCAGCCAACAATCGTGCCGGCTGGAAAGCCTAAGCAAACCAAGGGACCCGACCATGAACGTCACCATCAACAACCTGACCAACGCCAAGCGGCTCGCCTGCACGGTCGGCCCGAAGCAGGCGTGGTGCATTCAGTATGAGCGAGGCCAGCACTTCATCGTCTCGGACATCTACGGGCAGCTTGGCTCTGGCAGGAGGTTCCATGTCACGGATGGCGATGCCATTGAGCTGGCACGCAAGGCTGGCGTGCAGTGCGACGATGACGGCTTGATTGCTTGACGCCAACGCCACGATGCAAGGATGCGACCGATGACGTTTGGATCACTGTTCGCCGGGATCGGCGGCTTCGACTTGGGCCTAGAGCGTGCTGGCATGGAGTGCCGCTGGCAGGTCGAGATTGACCCATATGCCAGCCGCGTGTTGGAAAAGCATTGGCCTGGCGTTCAGCGGTGGGCTGACGTCCGCACGTTCCCGGTTGGAGATGCCGCCGAGTGGCACGTTGACCTGATATGTGCTGGCGTGCCGTGCCAGCCGGTGAGCCACGCAGGCAAGCAGAAAGGCGCGAGCGATGAGCGATGGATGTGGGGCGAAGCCCTCCGGGTTGTTGCGGATCTCGGCCCAAGGTTCTTTGTGGCTGAGAATCCCATCGGCCTTCTCAACCATGACGGAGGCCGCACGTTCCACGGAATCCTGCGGGCGCTTGCCTCGGTCGGGTATGTATGCGAATGGCACGTTATTGCCGCTGCCGACGTTGGTGCCCCGCACCGGCGCGAAAGGGTCTGGCTTGTGGCCTACGCCGACAGTGTTTCATGCCATCAGGGGGAATCACGACGAGCCACTGAAGGCTTACGAGCAGCGGGTGCAGGATCACAAGGACGGCAAGACCAAGGGCAAGCCTGGCCCGTCCCTGGGGATTGCTGTGCGGATGTGGCCGACGCCAACTGCAGGAGACGCAAACGGCAGCGGCTCAAGAAACACGGCGACCAGCAAAGCCCATCCGGGGATATCGCTGACGGATGCAGTTCTTGGGGACGGCGGGCGAGGCCGGATGGATGCAGGCAACAGTGGGAGACTGAACCCGCAGTGGGTCGAGTGGCTCATGGGCTTCCCAGTCGGGTGGACCGACTGCGATGCCTCGGAAACGCCGTCGTGCCACAGGTCGCAGAAGTCATCGGACGAGCCATCATCCAAGCCGAAAGCCAGGTGACCACATGAAACGCCACATTGACGCCATCATCCGCTCACTGCTTCTCGTCCGCCTCGGCCAAGAGCTTGGCACCGACTCCGAGCTTGCTCGAGCCGTGGCCCAGTGCATCGACGCCGCTGTTTCTGCGGCTGGCCGATTTCTTGGTTGACAAATGGTTCCGATTCCGCAACACTCCGCACCCGAAACAAATGGTTCCGACTACGCAACTGGTGAACACAACAACCACTCCCGCAACCTGCGTTTCGCCGCAGGAAAACAGCATCAAAAATCCTTTTTGCGACGCTTGACCATCACCTGTACGGGCGTATAGTTGCGCCCTACCACTAACGGAGATCACCCGCATGGACGCACACAGATCGGAATACCTCGCAGCCGTCGAGGGAATGGCCGAGCACACGATGCCGTCCGCGATGCAGCGGACCTACGCCGAGGGCGACTACGTGTCAGGCACGACTTGCGGCAAGCCGTGGAGCGGTCGCATTGAGTGGTTCGCAGACGAGGGCCGCCGGGCGTGCATCAACGTCGGCGGCGCGTGGCAAATGGTGCCGGTCAAGGACATCACGTTTTGAGGAGAGGACCGCCTGCCGTCGGAGACGGCTGGCGGAAGGAGTGGTGCGGAGCACCAGTAGCACGGACGCAACAGCACCGGCCTAGCAGGACGCGAAAGCCGGATTTCATCAACGGACGGAAACGCAGAAAGGACGCGGACATGACGGTACAGATCAGAAAGGCGAAGCGCTCGGCAACAAAGCTGCGGCTGCTTCTCACGGGACCGAGCGGCAGCGGAAAGACCTGGGGAGCCCTGCAAATCGCCAAGGGGCTCGGCGGCAAGACTGTGGTCATCGACACGGAGGAAGGCAGTAGCGATCTCTACGACACGCTGCACGACTTCGACGTCATCGATCTCAAGCCGCCCTTCACGCCAGAGCGGTACATCGAGGCGATCACTGGGGCCGAGGACGCTGGCTACGACGTCATCGTCGTCGACAGCGTCACGCACTGCTGGAGTGGCCCTGGCGGATGCTTGGAGTTGCTGGAAGAGATCGCGAAGGCTCAGTTCCGCGGCAACACGTGGTCGGCGTTCTCGGTCATCACGCCTCGGTGGCGGGCATTTGTCGACAAGCTGTTGCGGTCGCCCGCCCACATCATCTGCTCGGGCCGGTCAAAGACCGAGACAGCCCAGGTGGACGACCACGGCAAGAAGAAGGTCGCCAAGCTCGGCATGAAGCTCGAGGCCCGCGACGGCCTGGAGTTTGAATTCACGTGCGTGCTCGACCTCATTCACGACGGGCACTACGCGACGGTGAGCAAGGACCGCACGGGCCTGTTCGCCGGCGATCCCAAGCCCATCACGCCAGAGACCGGCAAGCGTATCGCAGAGTGGCTGGCCGGCGGCAAGCCCGTCGAGGACCAGGCGGTGATCGACGGTGCTCGCAAGGCGATCAGCGACGCAGCCAGCGTCGAGACGCTCGACAGATTGAACCAGCGTATAGCCCAGCGGTTGACCGAGGGGCGAATCTCGCAGGCGACGGCTGAATCGCTGGCGGCAGCGATCGCGGACAAGAGGAACGGACTCACTCTCTAGTTGAAAGGACGCAGGCTCATGGACTGGGACATGAACATCGACGAGGACTTCCCGCAGGACGTCCACAAGCAGATGCCCGAGGAGCGTGAGATCGTGCCGGTCGGAACGCATCTGGCGACGATCAAGCGTGCCGAGGAAGGCCCGAATCAGTGGAAGACGAGCGACACGAATCCCGACGGCATCTGCCTCAAGGTGCGGCTCGCCATCGGCAACCACAAGTTCATCTTCCACGACCTGCCCAAGCACGTGCCGTGGCTGGCGAAGCAGCTCGCAGACGCTCTCGGCATCCAGCCGCAGGGCAACACGCTGCGTCTCGTGCCGGCTGACATTGAGGGGCGCGAGGTCCGCGTCGAGGTCGAGCACTACACGAGCAAGGCGGGCCGCGTGTCGGCGGTCGTGAAGCGGTACTTGCCGGCTGCCTCCGCATCGTCGGTGCCGCCGAAGACGAAGCCACAGCCTCGCGTTCGCGAGGAGCTGAAGGTGGCTGGCTCCGATGACATCCCTTTTTGAAAGGCGAGATAGGTAGGTGCCAGATGCGTGACGAGCCCGTGAACATCGACGCCAGCGTGATCGCCGAGTACCTCGAGCGGCATGCCAGGCCCAACATGGCGGCGTTTATTCGCGTACTCGACTCACGTTCACGCGATGCGTACCTCCGCGAGGAAGCGCTGAAGGACAAGATCGACGCCCTGTCCGCGAGGTTGCACCAGTACGAGCCGCCGCCGCAGCGGCAGCCTGACGTCGTCTGGACAGGAGACTGACATACCGCCGGCACGCCATTGCCTGCAGCGGCTTGAACGAGCCGCATTGGCCGCCAGTTCAGCACTAAAGAGGCGACGTATCAGTGCAGTTGCAGCCTGACTCCACGGGTGATGCGACCGCGCCCGGCGTAACCGGGCAAACACACGAAAGGATTCGTCATGGCAAAACGCCCCCGCCCCGTCCGCGACCTAGACGACGCAATGACCTGGCTGTCGTACTGGTCGCGTTTCACTAGCGGCGAGATGAGCCGAAACATGGCAGGCATCCTCAACGTGCTCGTCCAGATGGATCTGGAAATGTCCGAGCTACGCGAGCGATGCACGTCGCTGGCGCAGCGCAACGAGCGGCTAGAGGCCGCACGCGAGAAAGGAGGCGAGGGGCTGTGAGCGATTACTATCTCGACGTCGTGAGCAGGCTGGCGGATCTGCCGCTTTTTGCAGCCGCACGAAAAACCGACCCCCCCACCTCCCATGCGGCGGCACGTGAAGCAGCTTCATTTCGTGGCGAGCACCACACGGCGATCCTCGAGGCGCTGGCGCACGGCCCGGCAGGAGCCAGTGGCATCGCGGCGCGGTGCGGGCTGCTGGCGCATCAGGTCAACAAGCGGATCAACGAGCTTGCCAAGGCTGGCAGGATCGTGGCCACGGGCCGCGTCGTGGAGAGCGCGAGCGGACGGGGCGAGAGGGAATGGAGGGTGGCGTGATGGGCTGCGACATATTCTGCTGCCGCGCGTGCGGCAGAGACACTCGCAACAAATCGCTTCTGTGCAGCCAGTGTCTGTGGCGCGGACCTTCGTATGTGACTCGCAACGGAGAGCAAAAAGGCAGGTCAATGCGCTACATGAAGGCTAACGACGACCGCGAGCCCGACGAAGAGACAAGCGACAGCAGATACCACGGAGACAACTACGAATGAGTCACAGGGAAACAGCACAGATGGTCTTGGCTGCGCTGCACGCGATCAAAGCGACCGACAGCACGCCCGCAGAATCGCTTTGGATGACGATGCAAGAGTCGACGTGGTTTGAAGACGCAGAGCATCGGCTTTTTGACTCAATGCCGCAGCCAGACTCGTCGTTTCTATCAAAGGACGACGAGCCAATTCACCCAATGCAGATCAAAGACAAGTGCCGGCAATTGCTGGGCGCGAGCGGATACAGAGAAACAGGATGGCCGGCGCTCGCGCTGTTTGACCATCTACTTGTCACGTTTGGCACGGGCCGCGATTGGATGATGCCCAGCGGCCGTTTGAACGTACCTGACATCGAGCCAGGGTGCGGTCTGCTGCCGTGTCTCTACGTCTCGCAGGCAGCAGTGTGCGCGGCCAACTACCTGCACGCCATTGAGGAACGCCAAGTCGAGGTCGCGGCGCGTTGGCTGTGCAAGCTGACGTACTTGATGACCGTGATGTTCATGGGTTGCCCACGCCCATCGCTGCGTGAAGAAGACCAGCCGCCGGCAGAGGCTTTGTCTTGACGCACGCTGTCTAGTGCACGAAGGCACCATAAACACGCAAGGAGGGCGACATGCCACAGGTATACGAAGACATCATCGTTGACGCCGAGTTCGCCGCACTGATCCCGCCGCTGTCGGCCGAAGAGCGGCAACAACTCGAAGAGAACATCGTCGAGCACGGCGGCGCTCGCGACCCGCTGGTGGTGTGGGTTCATGAGACGTGGACGCCTGAAGGCTGCACGGAGCCATTGAATTACGACGACGGTGTAACGGAACCGCTAGGTGATGGCAGCGGTGGAAGTTACACCGTCTGGGACGGCGACGATGGTGACACTTACTTCAAAGAAGATTGGCCGTGCACGCTACTCGACGGCCACAACCGCTACGACATCTGCACGCGGCTGGAATTGCCATTCGACATCGAGGAAATGCGGTTCACCGACCGCAGCCACGCCGAAGAGTGGATCATTCGCAACCAGTTCGGTAGGCGAAACATCGCGGCGTATGTTCGCACGCAATTGGCCTTGCGACTGAAGGAAACGATTGCCAAGAGGGCAAACCAGAACCAGCGAGGTGGTCGCGGCGGCTCTTTGCTTTCGGCGAAATCTCCGGAAGCAAGGATCGACACGCGAGAGAAAATCGCAAAGACGGCTGGGGTTTCCAGCAACACGGTTTCAAAAGTCGAGAAGATCAACGCAGCTGAGAAGGCCGGCAAGGTTGACGCCGAGACGGTCGCCAAGCTGCGAACAGGAGAGGTCTCAATCAACCGCGTTGTGCGTGACCTGAAGGAACAGGAAACGGCCGCGAAGCGGCAGGAACAGAAGGCCGCAGCGGTTGCAAAGCGGCAGTCGGTTGACGGCCTGTACCTCGGCGACTTCCGCAAGATCGGCGACAAGATTCCCGACGCCTCGGTTGATCTGATTTTCACCGACCCGCCATACGACCGAAAGGCGATTGAGCTGTACGACGGCCTTGGTGAGTTTGCAGCAAGAGTGCTTCGGCCAGGCGGAAGCCTGATTGCTTACATCGGCCAGATTCAACTTCCTGATGCTGTCTCCGACTTGTCAAAGCATCTCCGCTACTGGTGGACGTGCTCATGCTACCACAGCGGGCCGTCGCTCCTTCGGATGAACGAGTACGGCATCGTAAACGGCTGGAAGCCGATGTTGTGGTTCGTCAAGGAGACTCGTGGCGACAAGACAACTTTCGTCAACGACGTTGCGACCGGAAGCCGGGAGAAGTCGCACCACGAATGGCAGCAGTCCGAGGAAGAGGCTCGCTATTTCATTGAGCTTCTAACCGAAAATGACGGGTTCGTAGTGGATCCGTTTTGCGGTGGCGGCACGACGCCTGTTGCGTGCATTGGCCTTAGCCGTAAGTGGGCCGCGTTTGAAATTGACGAGGCGAATCTTGCGCGCGCTAGCGAGCGAATTACGGAGGCGCAAGATGCGAAAAACAACTAGCCAGACAACTACGGCTTGGCGCGGCTATGGAGACGAAACCGCTATAGGCAGGTGGATTAGGAACAATCAGCGACTGCCTTCTCGGTCTAACGATAGCGCTTTCTCGGTCACGAATACTGACCTGACGATTCACGCTTATATGCAGTGCATCGACGGCAATGGCACTCGCGCAGTTCAATCTGTAATTCGCGTTGAGTTCAAATCTCACGCTAAGACTCCAGAGTCGTGGCAACTCGACACGTTGTTTAAAGAGCACTGTGGAATCAATCGAAGTCCACGCGGCTATAAGGTCAAAGGCGCGTGCGTCGTTAATCATGGCATCTACATGTGCGTATGCAGCGGCACTACGCCGGATGACAGCCAGTGGATTAGCTGGGGTCGATTCAACGGTGATGGCTCTGCGGCGTGGCAACCAATCACCGTGTTTCAGCTGAACGAGATTCTGCGATTCGACCTGCACCCAAAAACATTGAAGCGTGAGTGGCTGCGTCGTCATCACAAGACATCAACCGTCATGAAGGTTGTGACAACGCCGCTCGGCTTTGACGTTGAGCGAGAGCTAGTCAGCCGAAGCTAGGAGGCCACGGATGGCCGGTGAATGGATTCCCGTTGACTGCAACCTCGGCACGAAGCCCGAGGTGCTCGAGGTGGCCGCGGCGACTCACGAGCCTATTGAGGTCGTGGTCGGCCGGATGGTCCGCCTGTGGTCGTGGGCCTGGCACGTGACGGCAGACGGCACCATCCGGGTGCCGCTTGCCATGCTGGGGATGGTGGCCGGCGGCGACGAAGCGTACTGGCAGGCTGTTGAGCGTGCCGGCTGGCTGGTCGTCAACGGCGACACAATCACCATCCCGGGCTGGGAGGAAAGGTTCGGAAATGCCGCAAAAAGGCGGCTTTTAGATGCTAGGGCGAAGTCTGTCCGCAGGTTGTCCGCATCTTGTCCGCATGACGAGCGGACAGATTGCGGACTAGAGGAGAGGAGAGGAGAGGAGAAGAGAGAAGAAGAATACATACCGGCTGCGCCGGTTCCGACGAGCGATCCGCCAAAGGCGTCTCGCACGCCGGCGAAGCCTCGGATCTCGTGGGATTCTGAATCCGGCTGGGAAGGCATCACGGACGCTGACCGTCAGCAGTGGGCTACGGCCTACCCCGGTGCCGTCATTGACCAGGAGCTAGCCAAGGCGACGGCCTGGCTGACTGCGAACCCGAGCCGGGCAGGACGCCGCAACTGGCGGCGATTCCTCGTCGGGTGGCTCCAGAGGTGCCAGGACAAGGGCGGCACCAACCGGCCGCCAGGCGTGCGGCCAGACGAGAAGCCGCCACCCAAGGCATGGCGGGACGAGTACCGCCCTGCCCCGTACCGCACGCCAAAGGAAGTCGCCGCGCTTGCACAGACTCTCAAACTCAAGGACGAGGACACATGAGCAGCACCACCACGAACACCCTGACGCCCCGCCAGCAGGACGTCCTTGAGTTCATCGAGGGCTGGATCAACGTGCACGGCTTCTCGCCGACCGTGCGTGAGATTTCGCATCACTACAGGACCACGGTGAACGGCATGGTCTGCCACTTGAAGGCACTACGCCGCAAGGGCCGCGTCACGTGGCAGGAAGGCCAGGCCCGCACCATCCGCGTGACGGGAGGTGACGCATGAGCGAGTGGATCTACATTCCCGCGCCGCTGGACGTCGTGCGTGCACTAGAGCAACGCAGCTGGGACGAGGACGTCAGCGACGATGACCGCCTGCTGCTTGAGGTGGCTGCGAAGACGTTGAGCGTGACGCTGGACAGGTGCTGCAGGCTGGCACAGACCATAGAGCGAACGGAGGCCGAGCTGTGACCACCGAAGACCTAGCTCTGCTCGTGACGGGAATGATTGTGACCGCAGGAGCGTTTTCCTGCGGCGTGTTGATGGGTACCTCTCTGCGAAAGGATGTGCAGCATGACGACAGCGACGAAGGAACGAAAGCGAACGAAGCAGGCTGGTGGCATCAGCCTGTCCACCAAGGAGCTCAAGGCGGCGCTCGCTGCCGTGGCACCGGCTGTCCCGGCAAGAAGCCCGCGGCCCGTGTTGCAGAACGTGCTCCTATCGGGCGCAGTGATGTCTGGGAGTGACGGCGACGTGCGAATCGACGTCACGATGGAAACCGCCCCCCCCGGCATCAATGTGCTGCTGCCCAAGGAGCGTCTGCAGGCCATCGCAAAGTTGGTGTCGGATGCCGACATCAGCGTAACTGTCAACGGATCGTCATGCGTTGTGTCAGCGAGCGATGGAGAATGGACGCTTCCGATGGGAAGAGTTGACGAATACCCAACTTGGGATGTTGTTGGCGCACGGCCGGTTGCGAGGCTGGCCGCCGATCATTTCGTCCGTGCAGTGAAAGGCGTCGTGTTTTCTACGGATTGTGATTCGGGCCGCTACGCGCTCGGAGGCGTGATGGTTGAGGTAAAAGGCGACTGCGTGACGTTTGTGGCAACTGATGGACGCAGGCTGTCTTGCTTTAACGTCAACCACGACCTTGCGGTTGATGACTCTCAAACGCTTATTCCTGCTTGCGTGTTTGAAAAGTGCCTGAAGTTGATACCGCAGAACAGGAAGCAACGCGACAACGACGGCGACGACGAAGATCAGGCCGAAGTCGAGTACCACTGCGACAACCTAGCAGTGCAGATTGAGTCCACGTCTAGCGAAGTTGTCATCACGATTGGTCAGATGGCAGGCGGCGTGGTGCAGCCGTGGAGAGTATGCAAGGCACGTCTGCTTGACGGCAGGTTTCCTAATTGGCGAGACGTCATCCCAGAGCGGAGTGACGCAAAGCCGACCAAGGTCAACCGCCAAGCACTTCTTGCGGCGACAAAGGCGGCAAGGATCGTGACTACAGAGAGTTCAAAGGGCGTCGATTACGCCTTTGGGACAAAGCGTATTCGGCTACATGGCAAGTCGTCTGAGGCAGGGGAATCGCACTTCTCGTGCGATGTTGTAGAAGCCGGAGACACTTGTGGAGTAAAGCTAGACCCTCTGTTTGTGTCTCAATGGCTCGCTGGCATTTCCGGTGACGCCGAGCCCGAGGTCGAAGTGGAGGCCGTGGACGAGCAGTCCGCCGTGGTGCTGCGTTGCGGTGACCACACGGGCGTCATCATGCCTCTCGCGAAGGACTGATATGCCCGTTGCAATCAAGTATTGCGCAAAGCAACTGCACGACCTGTGGGACGGCGGCGCGTCTTATGCCGAGATCGCCGCCGTCCTCGGGTGCAGCCACAGCTACGTGCACGACCTCAAGGTGCGGCACAACCTGCCCAACAGGCGACGACCGACGAAAGAAATCTACGAGAGCGATCCGACGCCTGACGACATCGAGCGGATGAAGGCGGAAATCAGGGAGCGGCACCTGGCAGAGATGAGGGCTACGGGATGAGCGACCGCAAGCGTGAGCGTGTTACGAAACCGCTGCCGAAAGAAAAACGGGCAGAAGTTTCTTACACGCTCACCGCCGAGGAGCGGGAGGCGATTGAGCAAGCCTGCGACGAGGGGCGTTGGTTTCCTCGTGACTACCATCACATTCACATGCTCCGCGCTTTGATGAAGCGTCTCGCTTGACGCCGCGACTGCAGAGGATTGCATGGGATTGACCGTTGTTCCGTGCGACTTCAGTGACGCATGTGCTTTTGTTTCGCGCCACCACAGGCACCACAAACCGCCAGTAGGCCACAAGTTTTCGCTAGCCGTTGCGGACGACGATGGAGAAATCCGCGCCGTCTGCGTTGTTGGTCGTCCTGTTGCTCGCGGCAACGACGATGGAATGACGCTTGAGGTGACGCGGCTTGCCAGCGACGGCTGCCGTAATGCGTGCAGCTGCCTGTACGGCGCTGCATGGAGGGCGGCAAAGGCGCTGGGCTATCGACGCCTTGTCACTTACATACTTTCCGATGAGCCAGGAACGTCGTTGAAGGCAAGTGGCTGGCGTTGCCTTGGTGAACGGGGGGGGGCAGTTGGTCTTGTCAAAGTAGGCCGCGTGTAGACAAGCACCCGTTGCAGAAGAAGTTCATGTGGGAGGCAACCTAGAGCGCTTGACGCAGTCTCTACCGTGATTCGCATGAGGCCGCGCAGTGCGGCCTGGCTCACGGAGGATTAGCCAATGCGTTTCGCTTTGCTTCTCGCGGTCCTGCTCTGCTCGACCGCTGCGGCCGATACGGTGTGCATCAACGGACGATGCAGCCTGCTGCGTCCCCAGCGTGTCGTGGTTCACTCTGACGCACCCACGAGCGTCGTGGTCAGCACGCCGCGCAGCGTCACCGTGGTGTCGGCTGATGCCCATGCGGCACACCTGGCGTCCACCAACACGTTCAGCCACTGCAACCGCCGTGGAGGCGGCTACGAGGGGCTGGGGTTCAGCACCACGTCGCCTGACCATGCGTGCCGCTCGGCATGTTTCTGGGGCACAAGGCGCGTCCGTGAGATCGGCACCGCGTGGTGCCCGGCGCGTCGCGGCTGGATTGCCGTCGTGCGGTACGAGTGACCATGCGTCCTGTGACGTTCACCGTTGCCGGCGAGCCCGTCCCGCAGCCGAGGCCACGAGTCTCGACGCGGGGCGGGTTCGCTCGGGCATACGTGCCAAGCACACACCCTGTCCACGCCTACCGTGCTGCGATTGCCGAGGAGGCCGCCAAGGCGGGGCTCGAGCAAACGGGCGAGCCAGTGGAGGTCATCGTGGATGCCGTGTTCGCACGACCGAAATCACACATGACGAAGAAGGGCGTGAAGCCAACAGCCCCGCAGCTGCCACGGCCAGACGTCGACAACGTGGGCAAGGCTGTGTTGGACGCACTGCAGGACGTCATGGGCGATGACACAAACGTGAGACGCTTGGTGGTTGAGAAAAGCTATGGCACGGAAGCAAGAACAACAGTCCGAATCCAGTGACGACGACCCTTCACAGGAAGTCATCGCAGAGCGTGCAGCTGCGATCAGGGCGACGTGGAGCGAGCGTGTCGAGAGAGAGCGCCGAGTTTGGCATGGTCGAGTTGAATGGAAGTTGCCTTGGATTGGCAGCGAGTCGGTTGAGGTGTTGCAAGACGATACTGCCGAAACGACATGGTGCGAAAAGCACTAGAAAACAAGTGCGAAACGCATGAGAGGCGCGGAAATGCCTAGAAACGCAGGGCGGGCGTGCGTGCTGCCGTGTTTGGCGCGTTGCGGGTCCTCCGCCGTGCACCTACCTAAGCGGGACCTGCGATCCCTTTCTCTCTCT